TCACTTTACACCCTATGCTTTAAAACAAAAAAACCACAAAAATAGCTGGCTTAAATCGCTAAAAATGAAGGGCATTAAACCGATGGTGTTTGTTGCCCACAAAGCTGATTCTTTTGAGCAATTAAATCAGTTAGAAAAGGCACAAATTGATTTATTTAGAAAGTGCGTAAACCTAACTAATTTGCGTGATGGCGGTTCAACTAGAAAGTATCTTGAACCTAAACCAAAAAGTAGTTTTTTAAAGTGGGCTAAAAAAATTGCCAAACAAAAAGGTAACGGCACACCATCTATTGCGGTTCAAGACCAACATGGTACTGTTTACCAATCAATCGCTGTTGCGGCACGACAAGTGGGTTCAACTAGCGGCAACATTAGAAAACACTTGAATGGCAAACACAGCCATGTTAAAGGCTACAAATTTAAGGAGATTCAATAATGGCGAGTGTGATAACGGCAACGACCACCTCAGGTCTAACCCAATCTGCTGACAATAGCGGTGTATTACAGTTAGCATCGGGAACTGGTAACTTAGTTACTGTGCCATCGGTAACAGGAACAGCGATGGTTAGTGGTAATATGCCAGCGTTTCATGTAGGAAAAAATGGTTCTGCACAGAGCATTAGTAACGCAACTTTTACTAAAGTTACTTTTGATACAGAAACCTTTGATACTAATAATAATTTTGCATCATCTACTTTTACACCAACTGTTGCTGGTTATTATCAATTTAATGCTAATGCTTTATTTAACAGCATAACATCAGGAACTATTGTAATTATTCAAATTTATAAAAATGGTGTTGGTTACACTAGAGGTAGTGGTGGATATTTAAATAATACAAGCGGTGATATTGAATTAACTGCTTCTACTTTAGCTTACGCAAATGGTTCAACAGATTATTTCGATGTTTATGTTTATCAAAACAGTGGCGGTGCAAGAGATATTTTTAATTCCGATGTTTTAACTAGCTTTAGTGGTTGCTTAGTGAGGGCGGCATGAGTTTATACGACAAAATCATGGCTCTATATCCTAGCCTGACACAACAGGATTTCTTAACTGTAATTATCTTGCAAAACGATTCAGACGGCAAAGGCGATTACATCGCCAAGTGGGAACACCCAACTTTGCCACGACCAACAGATGAGGAGTTAGCATAATATGTCAATGGTCGTTGGCGGCTCGGCTGGTATTACATGGCCCGATAACACTAACTTGCCAGCAAGTAGTGTTACTGCCGCTTTATCGCCTGACATTACCAACACCGCTAATGTAATGACCATTAACAAAGCTGTTTTTGATGGAACAAACGGTTTAACAGCAAATGGTCAAGTTTATACTTCTGCACCGCCTTATTCTGCAACTTATTTAGTAATTGCAGGTGGTGGTGGCGGTGGTTATAACTCAGGCGGTGGCGGTGGTGCTGGTGGATATTTAACTGGCACTTTAAATTTATCTCCATCGACTGTTTATACGATTACAGTAGGTGCTGGTGGTTCTGCATCAACAGGCGGTGGTCAAGGCGGTAACGGCTCAAATTCTTCTATTAACGCATTAGTCGTAGCTACAGGCGGTGGACTTGGTGGCTCTTTTGGTTCATTTAATGACAATGGAGTGGCTGGCGGTTCAGGCGGTGGTGGCTCAGGTTCGGGAACGGGCAATGGTGGTGCGGCAACACAAGGATTTGCTGGTGCGGCAGGAACGGCAGGTGCGGCAGGTGGGGGCGGTGGCTCAAGCCAAGCAGGAACGATAGGTGGGGGCGGTGGAATTGGCGGGGCTGGCGGTAACGGCACTTCATCTTCCATTACTGGTTCTGCTGTAACTCGTTCAGGTGGCGGTGGGGGCGGCTCAAATGGCGGCTCTTATTCAACCGCAGGAACAGGCGGTGCAGGTCAAGGCGGCTTTACAGGTGCGGTGGCTGGAACTGCGGCTACAGCTAATCGTGGCTCAGGCGGTGGTGGGGGCGGTCAGGGCGGTGGAAGTGGTGGCAACGGAAGTTCAGGAGTTATTGTTTTGGTTGTGCCAACCAATCGCTATTCAGGAACGACTACAGGAAGCCCAACAGTAACCACAAGCGGTTCAGATACTATCTTGACCTTTAATTCTTCAGGAACATATACAGGATGAGCCACTTTGCAAAAATTGAAAATGGTCTTGTAACTGAAGTTATTGTTGCTGAACAAGACTTTATTGACACTATAAGCGGTCAATGGGTACAGACTTCATACAATACGCATGGCAATCAACATCCTGAAGGCAGACCTTTGCGTGGTAATTACGCAGGAATTGGTGATACATACGACCAAAATAATGATGTGTTTTATTCACCACAACCATATCCAAGCTGGTCATTAAATCAATCCACATGGTTATGGGAAGCACCAATACCAATGCCAACGGATGGTTTGTATATTTGGAACGAAAATTTATTAAATTGGATTAAATTTTAAGGTGTGGACATGGCTTTTGAAATTGACCCTGTCAAGTACGGTGTGCTTTGGCAAAAAGTAGAGGACTACGAACGCAAGTTTGATTCCATGGAACGTAAGATTGACCACATGGAGGCAGACATTAAAAAGCTGGTGAACATGGCTGAACGCTCAAAAGGTAGCCTGTGGGCGCTGATGGGTGTCGCCTCGGTCGGCGGTGGAATTATCACTTATATTACAGACTTTTTTGTACGCAAATGAACGAACAAGAATCAGCCAAAGAAGTCGCCGGTAAAGCCATCGGCAAACAAGGTCTGTTTTACATCACCTTTATTGTGGTGATTGGTGTGGGTGCCTCGATTGTGCTAGAAGAATCCAAGATGGCCGCAGTCATGGGTCTGTTGGGCGCGGCATTGACCGCTTTGATTTCTATGCTAAACGGCATCGCTGGAGCCACTCCAAAGCAGGAAAAGCCTGAGTTTGAGATTATGAAGGAACTCATCCTGCGCTTAGACCGTATGGCTGACCGCGACCCCATGAATGTGGTTGTTGATAAAGACAAGGTCTTGGTTACTAAAGGCACCAACGAAACCGCCATCGGGAGGTAATATGTTTCCACTTACCGCGCTGTTTGATGTAGGCATGAAGGTCTTGGATAAATTTATTCCTGACCCCGAAGCCAAAGCCAAGGCCCAGCAGGAACTTATGCGGCTCCAACAAGAGGGTCGTTTGGCTGAACTGCAAGCCGACAATATTGAGGCCCAAGAGGTCACCAAGCGACAGCAGTCGGATATGGCAAGCGATAGCTGGTTGTCCAAGAACATTCGTCCCATGACCCTGATTGCTATTTTGGTGGGTTATTTTGTGTTTGCCGGTATGTCGACCTTTGGTATGAACGCAAACGAGAAGTACGTGGAACTGTTGGGTCAGTGGGGTATGCTGATTATGTCGTTTTACTTTGGCGGCAGGACGCTGGAAAAGATTATCGATATGAAGGCCAAGAAGGATGCTTGAATCGCAGTTATTAGCCTTGGGAATCGACCCTAAATGGACTGAGGCTCTAAACAACGCATTCAATAAGTATCAAATCAACACCCCCAAGCGCAAAGCCTGCTTTTTAGGCCAATGTATGCATGAATCCGGTGGGTTCAAGTTTATGCGCGAGAACCTTAATTATTCTGCCCGCGCTTTGATGGCGACATGGCCAAGCCGGTTCCCTGACGCTGACACTGCCGCAAAATATGAGCGCCAGCCTGAAAAGATAGCCAACAAGGTTTACGGTGGCCGGATGGGCAATACCGAGGACGGTGATGGCTGGAAGTATATTGGGCGCGGGTTGATTCAATTGACCGGTAAGGATAACTATGCGGCCGCCAGCGAGGCTTTGGGCGAGGATTTGGTATCTAACCCCCAGCTTGTGGAAGAACCGCGTGTAGCGGCGCTTACAGCCGGCTGGTTTTGGAATAAACGCGGGTTAAATGAGTTAGCCGACCAAATGGACATCGCCACCATGACCCGAAGAATCAATGGTGGCAATTTAGGGATTGCTGACCGTCAGGAAAAAATCAACAAGGTGCTGACAATTCTAAGTTCTCAGCCAAACAATCAAAAGGACGAATATTAAAGCCGCAAAGTAGGCTTTACGCGCCCAATATTGCTTACGCAAGCGGGCTGGGTCGTAAATCAACCAAGACTGCAAGTTCAGCATATCGGGGTCGTTCTCAATATATCGCGGCGGTTGATAATATTTGCCGATTTTCACCTTGCCGGTGTTGTAAGGTACGCTCATTTCCAGCCTGTCCTTTCAATAAAAACCCACATTAAAAAGCCTGCCAAAACAGCGCCCATAATACAGGCGCCCAAAATATCCCAAAACGATGGTTCTTTATTCATGTTCGGCTCCTTATCGTGCGGTTACTTTTAAAGTAATCACTGCGGTGGTTTTGGTGTGCTTGGCAATCAATTCTGCTGGGATATTAGCCTCGGCAAACACCGCCTTGTTATCCACTACGTTGCGCTGTGAGAGCGTTACGCAGGCCTTGTAAAGGTTACCCTCAATCTTACCCTCAGTTTGCTTGAGTTCGGCTTTTATGGCCTCTGCTTGTGCCTCTAAATCGGCGATTTGAGCCAACAACATACCTAATTGGTCAACCTTGGTTACTGCGATGTCAATTACTTGCATTTTGGTGTCCTTTCTATCTCACTCCCCAATGGAGTAAGGACAGTTTAGTTAAGAAAACTTAACAATGCAAGGTATTTTAATAGGGATTTACCCTAGGTTGGGGTCAAGATTTGGCTTTTTGCAACAAATGGGCGGGAAAGCCACAAAACCGCGCAATTTAGGCATCCTCTTGAGGTGGCTTAACAACCCCAGTACTCTGCCTACTCGGCACGTGAATGGCGCTTTTGGCGCCACCTTTCGGCATTGTCTATATGTTATTACGAATCCGGTAAAACTTAAGCAGGCACGAGAAACAATCCCACCCCTTTTGGAGGTCTTCTTCCGATACACCCACGACCTTGACCTCGTTGGTGGTGCCGTTGACAAAACAAATGGCCGCATTTGCCTTGGGGACACCTAAACCCTGTCGATACGCGGCTAATTGCATGATATGCTCAAAGTACACCTCGGCCTTGTCGAGAGGGGTATCCTTTGTCTTGAAATCGACGACCGCACCGTCCCACTTCTGATAAAAATCGGCGCGGCTCATCAAATCGCACTTGCCACCAAACCCATCCGGATGTGCAAACGACTTCTCTGAGAGCCACAGACGGCTCCCAAAGTGGGTGTTTACCGCCTCCTCCACAATCTTGACGTATGGCGGCAATTCCGGAATATACACACCCTCATAAAACGATTGGATGATTGCGTGTATGGTCTCACCACGTTCTGCCGCTTTGCGTCCGGTCTCTTTGGAGTCCTGCATGACCCTTGCGAGCCACTCCTGCTCCGGTTCACCGTCAATTCTTGGTAAGGTCAGCGCGGCTAAGAGGACTTGTTGCTGTTTCCATGTATCAAGGCCTGCTTTTGATAACAGTCCGATAATTGTTGTAACACTTGGCAAAAGTCCAAGTTTCCGCGCGTCGCGTAGCGTTGTTGCACGCTCGTTCCCATTGGCCCCAACCGTTGTATAGGCTGGACTGCCGTCTTTTGAATACCAGTGTCCACTTTCTGCCACCTTTTCTTTAACAATCATATTAGTCCTTAAAATGGGATTTCGTCATCAGGCATTGGGTTTGCCGCATATTCTTGCTCACGCTTTTGCTTACCGCGCCACTCAGAAGATTCTGTAATCTTTTCTCTGTAATACTTTGGCAGGGCATCGTACTTGGCTTGGTCAAACTCCTGCAACCAAAAGTGCGTGACCGCGTTAATTGGCTCCGGCAGGCTACTGCGCAGGGCTGTTGGCACCGCGCTGATACCGGACACATTCGCGTACTTACCGTCCTCAGAATGCACGACCGAGAGCATACAGAACTTGCCCAATAGGTTGCGCACATCAAAGTTCTTCCTGTCTTCGGCGGTCATCTTTTTGCCTGACCATGATTCAAGGTCTTTACGCAGGGTCGATTGGTCGCCAAGGCTTACGGTGTAACGCTTACTAACGATTAATGGCTTGCCATCATCCGTTAGTAATTTTTCGCCGCTATCGGACTCACCATGCAATTCCCAAGTAAATACCATCTTGTGCATGATTTTGGTTTCACCTTTCCAATCCACAGACTGGTGGCCAAGGTCAATACACGAATACAGCCTTGCAAGGTGGTTGCCTGCGGGCGCGATTTTAAAGTCTTTGGTTGTATCTGAAATAATCATGACTGTCCTCAAAATGGTTCAAATTCTGTTTGTTTGCTGTACCGGTGAACGATGATGCTGTTGTTTTCGCGGTCAATGGTGGTGGAATAACTGCCTTTGCCCCAGTGGGTTGACATATAGGCACACAGCGAACTGCGTAGCGTTTCCATGTCAAAGTCTTTAATTGGCACCTCGCCCACCGTATCGTCGGTCATATCTTTAATGAACGGCAAGTAGTGGTTACGCAGGGTTCCCATCGGATAATGCAGTGGCCCACGTTTTTTGCGCTTGTTATACAAGACCTCAAGGGCGCCATGCTTGTTGCCGTCGCTGTCCACAATGGCATACAGCAAATTGCAGGATTTGAGCATACTGATGGCTCGTTGCAGGGTTATCTTTTCTACGTTATTCATTTCACACCTCCGTAAGGGTTAAGGTCAGCAAACACTTCACGCAGGAAGTTACGTTGCCGGTCTACTGGCGCAAAGCCACAACCATAACGCAGGAGGTCAATTTGCTCTTTAGATAGGTCTGTGCCGCCTTCTAGCACATCAAAGATGCGTTCAAGTTCACCTTGAAGCTGTAGTAAATCATTGGTTTGCGATTCTATTTCACTCATACGAGTTCCTTTCAAAATATTCACCGGCCAATCCGGTAACACCATGTTAAACTATCTTAATTCCAAAAGCAAACTTTATTTGAAATATTGCGGTCACAGCCAAGGTCTGTTAAGATACCCTAATGAATCCAACAGCCATTATTAATATCTTGGGCGGGGCCACCAAGGTCGCTAAACTCTGCGGAGTTTCGGTACCGGCGGTCTCTATGTGGCAAAAAAGCGATATTCCGCGCGATAAATTAATATTTTTAGCCGCAACGCTAGAACGCGAAACCAATGGGCTAATTACCCGCAAAACCCTGTTTCCCACGACTTATGGGGTAATTTGGCCGGAGTTGCACAACAAACAATAATTTGGTTATACTGTGCTTGCAGATTCGACCCTGTTTAGTGCTAAATCGGAAAAGACCCTTTAGGGTTGCTTTGAGCGTTTAGGTAATGCTACCGATTCATTACTTAAGCGGGTCGAACTTAGAGCAACCTTAAGGGGTTTTTCTATTTCTGCGGTCACAGTTGGGCGGGAACCGACACCAGCGACTGCGATACAAGTGCTACTGGGGGACAATGGATGTAACAGCACAAAAATAGGTGGCGAAGCTAGTGCCTATTCCATGAACGACTGGCGGGTTCTGTAACTCCGATGGAGCAGATGAAGGCGAACCTAGGAGGGCTGGGTTCGTTCACCGAAAGAGCATATGGAAAAACGATTATTAAAAATAGCTTATAAAAATAAATTAAATAAATTATCTAATAATCAAATAGCTATTGTTTTTAAAGCACAATCAAAAAACTTTTTAAATTCAAAAGAATGGCGCGATTTGCGTCAAAAAGCATTAAAACTTTATGGGTCAGCTTGTAAATATTGCGGTGCAACTAAAAATATTAACGTAGACCATATATTGCCACGCAAGTTTTACCCTGAACTTGCTTTGGACATAAACAATCTTCAGCCCTTATGTGCGCCATGCAACAAGAAAAAAGGCAACAAAGTGCAAAAAAAACAACACTAAGGGTAAATACCTACAAAATAAATGTTGCATTATTAAGATTCCTTAACTTATACTGTGGTTACTGCATAGGGCAGTGAGATAGAAAAGGAGAATCAAATGTACGACCAAAAAGCACTTAAAGCCGCAATTGCAATCAGAAACGCAATGTACAAAAACCCAGCTTGGCACGTTGGCCGCCATAGCGATGGTACCCCAGCACTTGACATTGATATGATGAACCGCGAATTAGAGGGCGGTCTTATTGATGGCTGGCTTGGCATTAAAGAGGTTGAGGCTTGCACCCTTTCACAGTGGTCTTGCGCGATGGATTGGTTGATTTCACAAGAGCGCAATGCTCATTGCGATTCTGACCGTTTTGACTACACCAACAAGTACGACCGATAAATTACGCGCCCCTTCGGGGGCATGAAAGGCTCCACGTGAAACATATTGAATTCTTCTGCATTACATTTTTTATAACGATGTGCGTTGGTATTCAGACCACCAAAGCCCAAACCTACGTTATTACTAACCCTCAAGGCTTTCAAACCGGCACAGTCCAAATACAGGGCAACCAAGCGCAAGTCGTAAACAACGCTGGGGTTACAGTCCAAAATTTGACCATTTACCCAAACCAAGTCGTGACCCCGCAAGGTTACGCAATCGGCACACCAGCCTATACCGTACCACCAAGCCCACCATCACCACCCAGCCCACGCGTGTTGCAATGACCTACCTTATTTATGATGAGTTTGGTGACCTGATTCGCAAAAGCAGTTCGCGGCAAGAGGCGCGGTACTTACTTAAGATTTATCAGGGCTGGACGATGAAGGCCATTAAAAACAAACCAGTGGACTTATCACACCTTGGGGAGGCGCCATTTTGATTGAAACTGTCATGATTGTGTTTGCAATTGGCACCTTTGTTGTTTTTGCGGTGTTTATGATTGTTGCCGCATTTCTTTACTATTGGATGGACTAATGAACGCATACGAAATGGCAGATGAATTGCTAAGAGATAACACTCAATTAACTGTAAAAGCGGCATATATGTTGCGCCAACAAGCAAACCGCATAGTAGAGTTGGAAAAAGAACTGTATTTTAAAAATTACTATGAAGAATTGCCTGATGCACCAGTTGGAATTATTGGCAAAATTGGCGATAGCCCAATACATGACTTAGTCCACAGAACCACACCACAAATAAAAGAGTTAAGTGATGAGGAAATTATTAAAATCGCTAACTATTGTTCATCCGCAACAGCGTGGCATGGCCCTGATTTAGACCCTATTAAATTTGCTAAAGCAATACTAAAAAAAGCGAGTGAGAAATGACATTTGAGGCTTTCTATTTCATGTACCCGCGAAAAATTGGTAAGCGTGCGGCAGAAAAGTCGTGGAACCGTTTAACTAAGGACGAACAGCAGGAGGCTTTGGCCGCGTTGCCTAACCACCTTGCATATTGGAAGTTCAAGCAAACCGAAAAAGACTACATTTGCCACCCCGCCACTTGGTTAAACCAAGGTCGCTGGGAGGACGAATTAGAGTTTGAGAAGGCTAAAAAGCCGGAATTGCCTTGGTATAGCACCAACGACCTCACGCTTAAAAAGGCCGCCGAGGTTGGTGTCAACCCATACGCTGGTGAGGATTGGCCACAGTTACGCGCCCGCATCAGCGCACAGATGAAACGGTTGGAAGAGCAAATGTGAACAAAGAAAAACAAAGAATTGAATATTTAGCCCAGTGGTACATAGGAGTCGGGCAACGAAGAGGCTGGGATGAGGTTAAACGATTGATTGAGCAGTACCCTGAAGATGCCGAAAAGGTGAGAGAGAGGATGAAGGAAATATGGAAAAATACGACCCACACGAAGCAATAAACTACATTTACACGCACTCCGATGCGTATGCCGAGGCCAAAGGACACCTTGCAGAACTTGAGGTTTGGAAGTCTAGCCTGAAGGCTATCAAGATGGCAGAGTCCAACGAACAGACGGTGACTGCGCAAGAGCGTGAGGCTTACCGGTCTGAGGATTATCAAAACCTTTCCAAAGCAATTGGTGAGGCAACCCGCCAAGTTGAGGCCCTGCGCTGGAAGTTGGAGGCCGCTAAGATGCGGTTCCAAGCATGGCAAACCGAATCCGCAAATAACCGTCAAATTGAAAGGCTCACCGTATGACCCTGACCGAAGAGTTGTTAATCCTAAAAATGAATATCAAGTTTTTTGAGGCGGCGCTTGCTAAAAACGACGTTGAATTAATGTTGCAAGTGGTGGTTGATTTATCGGAGTCCGCGCAAAAGCTGGAGGAGAGAACCTTTGAACACGCAAACAAAACTGATGCGTAATCCGTATGCCACGCATACCGACTACTCAGAATTTAAAGGACTAATACCCGACAACCCAAACTTTGTCCCAAGTAATGTGGACGGTATTTGTGAACGCAACGGCAAGTTCTTAGTGATGGAATGGAAACGCGATGGTGAGAAGGTCAGCAAAGGTCAGCAAATACTGCTACAGTCATTAGCCGCACTTCATAACTTTATGGTTGTGATTATTTACGGAGACACTGACAACGAAACGCGGATTGGAAAGTATTACATCGTCCAACCCACCGGCAGTTGTATTTTGGCTGGCAACGGCATTAATATGTTTAAAGAATATTACAGAACATGGTACGACTGGGCAGATGGCAAGTAAACAGGAACGGCAACATAATCAAAAAATGGCATCCATCGGGTGCATTCTTTGTGCGCATCTCGGCTACACCGAGTCGCCAGCCGAACTTCACCATATACGAAATGGAAGTACTCGAAGAAGTGACGCGCCTGTTATCCCCCTCTGCCCTAATCACCATCGATTTCCACCCGATGGATTTCACCACTTGGGTCGGAAAGCATTTGAGCGCAAGTTTGGACTCACCCAAGAGCATTTACTACAAATGGCATTGGAAAAACTGTGTTGATATTGTCACTCCCACTGCCGCCATCTGTGAATCATTATTGGGGGAGCCTCGGCACAAGAAGGTTCGTAAGCAAAGCCGGCAAAGAGTTCAAACTCAAAGTGCAGGAATATGTGCTGGAATACAAAGTCCCGAAATTGGGAACCGCCCGCCTGCAAATGACGGTGACATTGCACCCCCGCGACAAGCGTAAGCAGGACATTGACAATCGAATCAAGGCTTTATGGGATGCGTTGGCTGATGCCGGTGTATTTGATAACGACGAGCAAATTGATGTTTTGATGGTGCAACGCGGTGCAATCATAAAAGGTGGCGCTTGCCGCGTGGAAATCGAGGTTTTAGATGCTTGTGAATAACCTGACCGTCACCGAATATACCAAAGATTATTACGACGAACACGCTGAAAAAGGGCTGGATTACCTTGGTCATGGGTATTGGCAGGAAGAATACGCAAAGATGGTCACAGAGGCCTGCAAAACCCCCACAGACGGCTTTGTTGTGGACGCTGGTTGTGCTTGCGGCTCAATCCTAAAAGGCTTTCACAAGCTGAATTTGCGCGTTTTGGGGGCTGATTTAAACCAACATATGATTGATATTGGGCGCGAACACTTTGGGTTTTACACCAATGAACTGATATGCGAATCGATTTCATCCCTGCCGGCATTGACCGAGAGCGTTGATTTAGTCCACACCGCTCAAGTCTTAGAGCATATCCCACAAGAACACATGGACGACATCCTGCACGAGTTTAGGCGCATTCTAAAGCCGTCCGGTCGCGCATTTATCTGTTTGGATGCGGTGAAAGACGGTGAAACTAAGGAAATGTACATGGGCGACCCCACCCATGTGAATATCCAGCCCATACAGTACTGGTACAGGCTGTTTGAAAAACATGGTTTTATGTTTGATGTCGAGGCATATAACCGGTTTGTGCGGTCAAAATACAAACCCACCGCAGACAAAGAAATGAATTTTTTTGACGAATATCCTTATTGGAGCGTATGGATTTTGCAAAAAACCTAATATAATTGCGTAACTACAGGAGTTTCCTATGCAAGAAAATTGCTCACTCTTCTTGGCAACGTTGCTACATTCGGCAACCAATACGCATTTTTTCCACTGGAGTACGGACTCCTACGCAAAGCATCAGGCGCTTGGCACCTACTATGACGAAATCGTGGACTTGGTTGACACGCTAGCAGAATCGTATATGGGCAAATACGGCAAACTGACCAGCTTTCCAAGCGTTTACCACCAGCCAAGCGAACCCATTAAATACTTGGAATCATTGCAAAAGTTTGTGGCCGAGGCGCGCATGGATTTGCCGCAAGATACTGAACTGCAAAACATTATTGATGAGATTGCAGACCTCATTAACACCACGACTTATAAACTTAAGTTCTTGAAATAAAAGGATATTTTATGCCACTCGTTAAATCCGCAAGCAAAGAGGCAGTCGGTAAAAACATCAAAAAAGAGATGGAGGCTGGCAAGCCTAAAAAGCAGGCAGTTGCGATTGCTTTGTCAGAACAGCGCCGCATGGCTAAAGGTAGCCGCAAAGCCAAGCTAGAAGACGCTTACGCTAAATACATTGAAGAAAAAGCATGAGTAGACGCGACCAAATTCGTGCGGCAATGGATAAGCACGATAAGCCCATCGCTAAAACGACAAAGGGCAAAGGTCGCCACTATTTATCAACCGAAGAGGGCGCCGGCATGACTGCGGCGGGACGTGCGGCTTATAACCGCAAAAACAACGCTAATCTACAAGCACCACAAGCCAGTGGCCCGCGCCATGATAGTTTCTGTGCAAGGTCAAAAGGCTGGACTGGTGAGCGTGGCAAGGCGGCTAGAGCAAGGTGGAAATGCTAATGAAAGACGGACTTTATGCCAATATTCACCGTAAACGCGCTCGTATCAAAGCGGGTTCCGGTGAGCGTATGAAAAAAGCTGGCGAAGAGGGTAGACCAACCGCCAAAGACTTTAAAGAGTCGGCTAAAACTGCCAAGAAACCTCGCCGTCAGCATATTGCCGAGGCCATGGCAAAGAAAGGAATATAATGTTTAAAAAAGAAAAGATAAAACCTGAAAACAGTTTGTTGCAACCGCACAAAAAGTCTACGCTTGAAAAGAATCAAGACAAGCGTGAAAAGCGCAAAGCAGAACTGATAAAACACTTTAATAAGTTTGCCAAGGATATTGCGTAAATGGCTACATTGGCTGAAGTTCTGCGCCAAGCTGGATATGTAACACCCCAAGGTCAGGTGGTAGGCCCACGCACAACCACTGCTCAAACCATGAGCAATTACATTCGGAACATTATTCCAAATGCCGCTCAAAATCTTGCCCAGCAACGCGCTGACATTGATGCCGCGCTAACAATGGGCGACCAAGGCATACAAGTAGGCGACAGAGCCGCATTTGAGCGTCAAATGGAGCAAGTGCCTAATCTTGGTGGCATTATGAAAGTAAGTGGTGCCATGCGTACCGCCCAAAAAAACGCCGCTTTGCCTGTTGAGCAAGGTGGATTGGGTTTGCCGCCAACAAACACCGCAACAGATAGAGCCGCGGCTTTAGGCTTTAGGGATTATTACCATGGCACAGAACGCTTAGACCGATTGTTAGAGGGAAAAACCCTTAATCCCAAACGAGCTACTTCAGGCCCTATGCCGTTTGGCGCAAGCAATCCTGAGGTTGCATCAAATTACGCAATTGGTAAAGCAGACACGTCTCGTATTGCTACCGACATGGGTGATATGCAGAATTACTTTCAAGTTAGCCCTAAAGAACTTGGGTTTACTCGCAGTCGTTCACCTTACAGCGTAGAACAAACTTGGTATTTTTTATCCCCTGAGAAAAAAGCCGAAATATTAGACAAAGCAAAAAGAGTTGGATATGAAAATTTAGATGATTATTCGGGCAATTTTGTAACGCACCAAGTTGGCACAAAAGGTATGCCAATTAGTGAAGATACATGGGAATATTATTTAAAGCGTGAATCCCAAGGTAACCCATTGACTGCATTAAGAAAAATTTGGGCAGAATCAGGCAATTTAGGCCCATATGACCAAAGCAAATTAGCCGATATTTACAAACTTGCTGGTTATCCTTATGAAATAAGCCAATCTAACGCACCATGGACTTCAGCTAAAGGTGTGCTGGCTGGCAAAGCCCGCATTACAAACCCATTAGATACAAGTAATGCTGATGAAATACAAACCAAAGTATTGCCCGCATTGGAAGAAGCATTTAAAAATGACCGCACAAGAATTAAAGCTGGCGGTGCTGACCAATGGGACAAAAACACACGATACACACCAAAACAATGGGTTGAGCAATTAAAACAAGACCTTGAAAAAGGTGAAAATTCTTATGTGTGGACTTCTATACCCGATAAAGTAACCAAACAATTAGAAAAACTTGGTTATAACGGCATATTTGATACAGGCAACAAAGGCAAAATGGGTTTAGATTATGATGTAATTATTCCATTTAAGCCCGAACAAGTGCGCTCACGCTTTGCCGCATTTGACCCCAAAAAGATTAATAAACCTGATTTGTTGGCTGGCTCATTAGCCGTACCATTAGCCGATGAGGATACAAGACGCTCAATATTAGAGAAACTGTTTGAAGAAAAGACAAAATAGAGTAGAATTAACTTATCTTAATCAATTACTTGGGTAAGGTATGTCCGAAAAAGTATCGAAATCTGACGGAAACTTAAATAGGAACGGTAGACCTAAAGGTGTGCCGAATAAGTCCACAGCGTTGGCTAGAGAGGCTATTGCACGCTTTGTTGATGGTAATAGCCACAAATTACAGGAGTGGCTTGAGGCTATTGCTGAAGACCCTAAGTATGGCCCCAAATACGCATTCGATTGCTTTATGCAAGTCGCTGAATACCATGTGCCTAAACTAGCCCGAACTGAACACACCGGAAGTGAAGACAAACCCATCCGTTATGTGGTTACATGGAAGAAGTAGACTTTGATGAGCGGGTAATTGAACTTTATACCCCAAGAACAGTATTTGAGGACTTTCACGACAGAACCCAGCGTTGGTCTGTAATCATCGCCCACAGACGTGCAGGAAAGACCGTAGCCTGCATTAATGACATTCTGTGGCGGGCATTGACTGAAACCAAAGAAAACGCTCGGTACGCTTACATAGCGCCATACTACGCACAGGCCAAATCGATTGCTTTTGACTACCTAATGCAGTTTAGTGAGCCTGCAAGGGTCAAGCACAATATCTCAGAACTATGGGTTGAACTCTTTAATGGGGCGCGAATCAGGCTGTTTGGTGCTGACAATCCGGACGCTTTGAGAGGTCTGTACCTTGATGGTGTGGTGCTGGACGAATACGCTGACATGAAACCCAAGATATGGGGCGAGGTCATACGACCATTACTAGCTGACCGGCAGGGCTGGGGTACGTTTATCGGTACACCAAAGGGCCACAACACTTTTTACGATATTTACCAGTATGCAACCCTGCATCAGGACGAATGGTATTGCAAGGTGCTACGAGCCAGCCAAACCAAGCTGATAGCCCAGTCAGAACTGGATGATGCCCTAAAATCCATGAGCATTGACCAATACCAGCAAGAGTTTGAATGCTCGTTTGAGGCGGCCATCATTGGTGCCATCTACGGCACAGAGATGCGCCTGCTTACGGATGCCGGCAGGATTACGAAGGTTGAGTGTGACACCATGTATCCAGTTCACACTGCTTGGGACTTGGGATATAACGATGCCACAGCCATTTGGTGGTTTCAGGTGGTACATGGCGAGATACGCGTACTTGATTACCATGAGGCGCATGGCCAGCCAATCATTTACTATGCCAACCAAATTAAGGAGCGACCATACGAATATGGCACGCATTGGTTGCCGCACGACGCACGAGCCAAGACATTGGCAAGCGGTGGAAAGTCAATAATTGAACAATTAATTGACAAATTACCCCAAAAAAGTGGAAATTTGTTTAAAATAGTTCCAAATCTGTCACTTCAAGACGGTATTCAAGCAACGCGCATGGCATTGGCCCGCACTTGGTTTGATGGAATGAAGTGTCAGGATGGGATTGAATGCTTGCGGCAATACCAAAGGGAATACGATGAAGATAAAAAAGTATTTCGTGACAAGCCTAGACACGATTGGACGAGTCATGGAGCGGATGCTTTTAGAATGCTTTCTATTGCTTGGCGCGATGAAACAGACATTGAAAAGCAAAATCAACCGCTTAAAGGCATATTTGTCGGACAGACTGACGTAACCCTTGAAGAAATGTGGCGAAGCACACCTAAGACTACTCACCAAAGGTATTAAATATGAACGACACCCTGAATAAGACCTACGAGGATTGGTATAACACCATCGCCCAATATGACAAGGCTTTCAGGGAGTGGGAGGCAAGAGTCCCCCGAATCATCAAGCGCTATCGTGACGACAGCCGCACCCGCAACAACCCCAACGCTCGGTTTAATATCCTTTGGTCTAACGTCCAAGTCATTAAGCCAGCCATCTTTGCCCGCTTGCCTCGTCCGGACGTAAGCCGACGCTTTAGAGATAACGACCCTATTGCCCGCGTTGCATCAATGATGCTTGAGCGTGCCTTGGAATATGAGATTGAGCATTACAGCGACTACAAATCCGCGATGGATAACGCTGTATTTGACCGTCTGCTCGGTGGGCGCGGAACCGCGTGGGTTCGTTACGAGCCACATATTGTTGCAGAGCAAAACGATATGAACACCGGTTTAGCCGGACAAGACGTAGGCAACGGACTGCAAATAACGGAGGATGCTGATGAGGCCGAGACGAAAGACGCTGAATTGGTGGAATCGCAGGAACGCATTGAGTATGAGTGCGCTCCAGTCGATTACGTTCATTGGCGCGACTTTGGCCATACTGTTGCTCGTACTTGGGAAGAAGTAACCGCCGTTTGGCGCAAGGTTTACATGAGCCGCCAAGCCTTGATTGACCGGTTTGGTGAGGAAATGGGTAGCAAGATACCTTTGGATACCAAGCCTGAGTCGGACAAGTGGGCAAACAAACAAATGACCGCCGAGCATTACCAAGCCTGCATTTATGAGATTTGGGATAAAGAGCAAGGAAAGGTCTTTTGGGTCAGCAAGTCGATGGGCGATATTCTTGACGAGAAGGACGACCCGCTCCAGCTTGAGGGTTTTTTCCCATGCCCCAAACCTTTGTTTGCTACGCTCACGACAGACAGCCTTGAGCCGGTTCCTGACTTTGTTTTATACCAAGACCAAGCCAAGCAATTAGACACGCTTGCAGACCGCATTGACGGCCTTGTCAACGCTTTGCGTGTGCGCGGTGTGTATGATGCATCCGAATCCAGCCTTGCCCGCCTATTTTCTGAGGGTGAGAACAACGCACTGATACCGGTCAAGAACTGGCAAGCCTTTGCTGAAAAGCAGGGTATGAAGGGCGCGATTGACCTTGTTGACCTTGCACCGTTTGCCCAAGCCTTACAAATGGCTTATCAAGCTATGGAGCAAGTCAAGGGTCAGATTTACGAGATTATGGGTATCGCCGACATCCAGCGTGGTCAGACCGACCCCAATGAGACGCTAGGCGCCCAAATTATTAAGTCCAACAACGCGGCCGGACGACTAAAAACCATGCAACACGCAGTTGTGGACTTTGCGACCGACTTGTTGCGTATCAAGGCACAGATTATCTGCAAGCACTTCACCGACGACACCATCGTCAAGATTAGCGGTGCCATGCAGTTAAGCCCACAAGACCAAGCCCTGATTCCACAGGCATTGATGTTATTGAAGGACGAGCCAGCTAAGAACTTCCGCGTGGAAGTGACCAGCGACTCGATGATTTTCCAAGACGAACAGCAAGAAAAAGCCGACCGGATTGAGTTCTTATCAGCCGTCAGCCAGTTCATGAACAATGCCTTGCCAATCGCAACCACCGCGCCCGAACTGACCCCGCTCTTGATGGAAATGCTGAAGTTTGGAGTGACAGCGTTTAAGGCTGGTAAGGGCATGGAAGGTTTGATTGATGAGACCGCCGACCAGTTTAGAAACCAAGCCAAGGCTATGCAAGGTCAGCCCAAGCCACCTCCTGTTGAAGTTCAGAAGATTCAAGCGCAAGCACAGGCCAAGATGCAGGAATTGCAGATGGCCGCACAAATTGAGATGCAGAAGTTACAAGCACAGACTGAAAACGAGAAAGCCAAGCAGGAATATCAAGCCCAAGAAAACCAGCTTAAGTTCCAGCTTGAAGACCAACGCAACGCTCGTGAACTTGAAATGCAGGCACAGCTTGAGAAACTTAAAGCTGAAATGGAAAGCAACAAATCGATTCTGTTGGCTTATCTTGATAACAGCACTAAAATTGAAACTGCTCGTATTACTCAGGGTCTTACTGACGGTTCCGAAGCGTTTATGGAAGCGGTCAGTCAGGCTAAGATTATGCAAGACCAAATGGGGTATCCAAACATGGCAAATCATCCATTGCAACCGATAATTGAAAATATGCAACAGAGCAACAATCAAATGGCTCAAGTTTTGGCGGCTTTGATTGACCGATTGAACCAGCCAAAACAAGTGATTCGCGATGAAAACGGTAAAATAGTGGGAGTCCAATAATGCCAACGAACCTTAAATATTCCAATGGAACACGTAACGCTCAACAGCAGGGTTTGATTACCTACGCTGGTTCAGGCGCCTTAATTAACATTTACTCCGGTAGCCAGCCAGCTAACGCAAACACAGCAATTAGCGGACAGACTTTGCTGGTAACGCTTACCGTTTCAGGTTCATTTGGTACGGACAGCAATGGAACAATTACTTTGTCGACTGTAACCAACGGCACCGCAGTGGCCACCGGTACAGCGACATTCTTCCGCATCACCCAAAGCAACGGCTCAACGGTGGTCATGGATGGTTCTGTAGCAACCAGCGACGCAGATTTGGTCTTGAATAACACAAGTATTGCAACCGGTCAGGTAGTCAGCATCTCGGCAGGCACAATCATCCGCGCCAACCAATAAGGATAAATCATGGCTTTAGTCCTAAAAGACAGGGTCAAAGAAACGACGACAACCGTCGGGACAGGCTCTTTTGCGCTTGCCGGTGCGGTGACCGGATACGATTCATTTGGTCAAATTGGGTCGGGAAACACGACTTATTACGCGGTTTACCTCGATGGTGGCTCAGAATGGGAGGTTGGCATCGGTACTTATACCGCGCCCAGCACGCTTTCCCGCGATACTATCTTGGCATCAAGCAATTCAGGGTCAATCGTCACCTTTTCTGCGGGTCAAAAGACCATTTGGTGCGATTATCCGGCTGGTAAGGCTGTATATACCGACGCTACAGGCTCGATTAGCCAAACAATCGTCAATATTTCGGGCATTACTGGCGATATTTCCACTCCTGATTCCATTACTTTCGACACAGCGGCCGCAGAAGCCTCGGCAACAGCCAAGTTATTTTGGGATGATGGCGATGGTGTCTTATCAGCAGGCTTAAAAGGCGGCAACGTCACGCTACAAATTGGAACGCAGTCTTATGCAAGGGTTTATAACGACAGCGGCACAACCTTAACCAAAGGTCAAGCCGTTTATATTTCAGGCGCGCAAGGTAATCGCGTAGCAGTCAAGCTGGCAAGAGCAAACGTTGAGGCCACATCCTTTGGAACCATCGGTTTGGTTGCTGAAACCATGACCAACGGTGCAGAAGGCTTCATTATTGTATCGGGCGCCTTGTATAAGCTAAACACCACAGGCTTAACAGCCGGTGCAACCGTATATTTATCACCAACCACTGCGGGCGCGGTAACCACAACTAAGCCACAAGCGCCTGACCAGCTTGTCGTTATTGGCTGGGTGGAGCGTGTTGACAATACGGTCGGCTCTATTTACGTCAAGATTGACAACGGCTACGAATTAGACGAACTGCACGACGTCCAAATCACAAGCCCTCAAAGCGGCAATCTTTTGATTTATGATGCGACCACAACCCCTGTTGGTGTGTGGAAAAACGCTAACCTAACCGATGGCACCGGCATTACGATTACCGAGGGCGCAGGGTCAGTCACCATTGCAAACGCTGGTGTTACTGCTCTGTCTGCCGGAACAGGCATTTCTGTATCAGGCTCAACCGGTAGCGTAACGGTTACTAATACCGCGCCCGACCAAACGGTGGCAATCAGCGCTGGAACAGGCATATCGGTATCAGGAACTTACCCAAGTTTCACGATTACCAACACAGCGCCGGACGTGCCTTTTACTTATACGACCAATTACGTCCCATACGGCCAAGGCACTACAACCCCGAATCAGTCTGCAAACTTTACTTACAACGGCACGACTTTGACCGCCCAAGTCATGCGGGCAAGCAACGGAATTGTGGTGAACAGCCAAACCGTATCTGCCAGCTATACGATTGCAAGTGGTGATTCAGCAATGTCGGCTGGCCCTGTAACGGTTGCAAGCGGGCAAACAGTCACTGTTTCAAGCGGCTCTCGCTGGGTAGTCCTGTAATATGCAAGGCTTTAATGCCTTTTCCGAACAGGCAATATCCGACATCAGCTTGCCGGTTATTACCGGTGTTTTGTATGCGGTAGACAGCAACGACACAGCCGCCCTGCTTGGCGAGGTGCTAGTCGAAGGTCAAATCAATACCACCGATGGCAACGACTTTGCTTTATTAAGTGGTGAGAACCGAGTCGATGGGGTTATCGATACCACCGACACAGACGATACCGATGCCTTTGTGTGCGCGGTTGCCGTAGCTGGAACCATCAATACAACCGACTCAAATGACACTGCCGCGCTTGCGGGTGAGGTTGGTGTTGACGGAATACTAGACACAACCGATGAAAACGACACAGCGCTATTGGTTGGTGAACTTGGCCCTGAACCCAGCCCGACCGGTGTTGACACCCATGACGGATTCACACCGGAAGAGATACGCAGGGCAAGAAAGCTGGACGCAAAGATACGCGCCAAGCAGTTGGCTTTGTATAAAGCACAGCAAGAAGCCAAGCAACGCAGAAAGCAACAGATTCGTGATTTGGTTGACCCCAAGCCTGTTGCAAAAGTTAAGAAAAATAAACTACAATCTACACAAGAGGTTAAGGCTGATAAACCGTCAGTCGATACTACAGAACTTGAGCAGTCTATCGCCTACCTTGAGAACCAACGAAGTAAGTTGATGCGGGCGGTAGATTTAAGAAGGCAACAGGCTCAGATACAAGCACAGTTAGCGATTCTTGAAGCCCAGCGACAAGCTGAGTTGGACGATGAGGAATCCTTACTGATGCTTTTATGACACCATACGGACAATATAAAAAAGGCTTGGACTTGCTCCACATGGGGCATTATCAATCCGGCTTTCGCTTATACGAATTTAGGTGGCACCCAAAGACCCGCGAAGCCACTGGTGAAAAATGGCAAAAATGGATTAAAGCACCCAAGTGGAACGGTGAGCGTTTATACGACAAACACATCACCGTACAGATGGAGCAAGGCTTTGGCGACATCATTCAGTTTGCTAGGTTTCTGCCGATGCTCAAGGCATGGGGCGCCCGCGAAGTCTCAGTGATGTGCCACAAATCTCTGATGCAGTTGCTTGGTCAAATGGATTGCATCGACACCATATCCTGCATTCGTGATGAGGGTAAACCCCTAGAGGCAGACTTTTGGATTGGTAGCATGAGCCTGCCATTCTTTGCCATGCACGCGCCCATGTATGTCCGGCAATCATTCCCAATTACTAAAGAACACATTGTTGGCTCTGAGGGCTATTTAAACGCAACACCAAGCCAAATCGAGCGTAAGGTCGGGGTGAACTGGCACGCAAGCACAGGGCCGTTACATTACGTCAAATCCATCGATGTCAAGTTCCTGCGCGAGACCCTTGGTAATGACGTGTATTCCCTAAATTTGGCGACAGACGATATATTCCAACCCCTGCCGCCGGATGATTGGAAAGAGAACTTTTACCGCACAGCCTGCCATATGAAGGCCATGAAAGCCGTTGTAGCACCGGATACGGCTACCGCCCACCTTGCAGGCGCATTGGGTGTCAAATGCTTTTTACTATTGCCGGAGGATTCTTATATCTGCTGGCGCTGGAAAAATGGGGTGTGGTACGACTCGGTTGTACCGCTAAGACAACACGAATGGCACAAGTTGCCGCATTTATTGGAGCAGATATGATATGTCCTAAGTGTGGATACACCGAATCCAAGCACGTTGAAACCAAGTCAGATAAGGACAAATACCTAGAGTTTTGGGGTTATACCCTTGGCACACCGGAGGCCGAGGAGGCTTGGAAGTTAAAACAGGAAATGACCGCCCGCGATGCCCCAATGGTCATGCCTGACATTGATGGTTATGTTTCTCAGGTTGATGGCACATGGATTAAAAGCCGTAGCCACCACCGCGAACACCTCAAACAGCACAAGATGATTGAACTGGGCAACGACGTGCCTTTACAGCACAAGCCTGTTGAATTAAGCCGTAAGGAGCAAGATGCCCGCAAGCGCAAAATTGCAGAACTTACATACGCAAAACTTAATTACCGTTGAAAGGAACCACCATGGCAGACCGCAGAGAAATGTTAGAGGCCGCACTTGATGAGGCTTTAGAGCCTGCAACCGAAGAAGTTCAGGAAACTGAAGTTGAGCAGGAAGTCGACGCGGAACCAGCCCGCAACGAAAAAGGACAGTTTGTAGCAAAGGAGGAGCCTGAACAAGAAGAAGAGCCGGAAGTTGAGGCAAGCGCTGAAGAAGAGCAAACCGAAGAAGAGCCTGCACAAGAGACGGAAGTTGTTGACATTCCAAAGCCAACCACATGGAAAAAAGACCTACTGCCCTTATGGGATAAGATTGCTAAGGGCGAGACGCTGACTAAAGAGGAAAGCAAAAAGCACCTTGAATACTTGAACCAACGCGAGAACGAGTTCAAAAAGGGTGTCAGCGTTTACAAGGCAGAGGCGGAGCGTGCCAAGGCTTTGGAAGAGGCTATCAACCCATTCGTGCCGGAGTTGCAAGCGCAGGGAATCCACCCAGCCGCATGGATTAATAACCTTGGCCGCGCCCACATGATTTTGACAAAAGCACCATACGAGCAGAAGGTGCAGATGTTTCATAGACTTGCGCAAGATTATGGAGTAAACTTAAATCAAGTTAACGAACCGCAACAACCGCTTGATGCATATACTCAACAGTTGATGCAACAGCTTAATCAGGTTAACCAAGAAGTTAGCACAATTAAGTCTAGGTTCGAGCAGGAAGAACAATCGCGTTTGGTTGGTGAAATCGAGCGCGTAAGAAGTGACAAAGAGCGGTTTCCGCACTTTGATATGGTTAGGGAAGAAATGGCTCAATTACTTGAGTTAGGAAAGGCCCAAGACCTTGAATCGGCTTATGCCAAAGCTGTGCGCCTGAATGACGAAGTTTGGGCAAAGGAACAGGAAAGACTCCTGACCGATGCTAAGAAACAAGCGTCTAAAGCCCAGCAAGTAGCACGAGCCAAAGCGACGGCTGTTAGTCCAAAATCCGTTACTCCTAACGGAACGCAGGCGAAAGTCGAAGCAAAGGACAGGCGCTCTCTGTTGATGGCTCAATTGGCCGATGCAGAGAACGGTAGGCTTTAATTAACTTAAAAAGGATATATCATGGCATTTGCTAACTCAGCAATCACCGATATTATCGCTACCACCATTCAAAGTCGTAGCGGTGAATTGGCTGATAACTTGACGCAGAACAATGCGATTCTGCAAAGACTCAATTCCAAAGGTAACGTGCGCCCATTCTCAGGCGGTAACGTAATCTTGGAAGAGATTATGTACAACGACCCAAATACCAATAACGCTAATTCTTATAGCGGTTACGAAGTATTGAACATTGCTCCTGACAGCCCAATCTCGGCCGCTCAGTTCAAGATTGCTCAATATGCCGCCGCTGTAACCATGAGCGGATTGGAAATGCTCCAAAACTCAAGCAAAGAGGCAATCATCGACTTGTTAGACGGTCGTATGCAAGTTTCTGAGGCTCGTCTTTTGAACCGTATCTCCGGCGACCTATATGGCGACGGTACTGGTAACGGTGGTAAGAATATCGACGGTTTAGCCGCCGCTGTTTCTACTTCCCCAACGACCGGCACATACGGTGGTATTAACCGCGCAAACTGGTCTTTTTGGCAGAACCAAGTCACAACCGGCTTGACCTCTACCAACACCTTGGCAAAGATGACCGAAGCCGCTATCAAGCAAGTTCGTGGCACAGACAAGGCTGACCTTTACATTGCTGGTAACACCGCATATCAGTATTTCGTAGGCGCTTTACAGGCTATTCAGCGTATTACTACCGAAGAGAGCGGTGCGGCTGGTTTTGCATCCCTCAAGTTCTACGGTGGCGGTACTTCTGCTGATGTAGTACTCGGT